TGCACAATAACTATTGGGCCTAACACGGTAAGTAAGCTTTGGCTCATAGAAAACGCAACGAGTGGCTCACAGAATATTATTATTAGTCAAGGCTCTGGCGCGAACATCACTATAGCTAATGGTCAGACCAAAGCGATTTATTCAGATGGCGCTGGATCTGGTGCTGCGATGGTGGATGCGTTTCAAGATCTGTCGATCCCTGATCTATTCATTGACGATGACTTAACCTTTACCTCAGATAGCGCAGTCATCACATTTGGAGCTGATGGAGATACCACTCTAACTCACACCGATGGCACAGGCCTTACTCTTAATGGAACTAATAAACTCACATTTGGTGATGTTGCTTCTTTTGTGCAGCAATCTAGTGATGGTGTTCTCAGGATAGATGGCGAAGCTACCATTGATTTAAATGCATCTACTGCTGTCACTGTCAGTAACGATCTAAAACTGGATAGTGATTCTGCTGTTCTAGGTTTTGGTGCAGACAATGATACGACACTAACTCATACCGATGGATCTGGTCTGACGTTGAACTCTACGAACAAGATCATGTTCAACGATGCGAGTCAGTTTATCCAGGGATCAAGTGCAACGGTTTTATCTCTTGGTGCAACTGATGAAATAGATCTGACTGCTACGTTGATTGATATCAACGGTAACGCAGATGTATCGGGTACGGTAACAGCAACAGGTACTTCTGTATTCGCAAGCTTAGATATCTCAGGAGACATAGATGTAGACGGCACAACGAACCTCGATGTCGTAGACATTGACGGAGCCGTAGACATGGCCTCTACGCTTCAAGTAGATGGAGCTATTACTTCTTCGGCTGGAGCAACCATATCAACCGCTGATAATTCTACACAGCTTACTCTGAAATCTACGGATGCAGATGCAAACTTAGGCCCAATACTTGATTTACTGCGAGATGGTGGTTCTCCTGCTGACAGTGATTTTATCGGGCAAGTGCGTTTCCAAGCTAAAGATGACGGAGGCAATGTTCACGAGTATGGAAAAATACTAGGACAGATTGCGGATGTAACTGGTGGAACTGAAGATGGCATTTTAGCTATTAGAACAGTGCTTGCTGGGACTGATACGAGGCGAATTGATTTAGGGGTCACTGAAACAGTGATAAACGAAGATCATGCAAACCTAGATTTTCGCGTAGAAGGAGATACAGCCACTCATATGATCTTTGTTGATGCTTCAACTGATACAGTGGGAATCAACATGAGCAATCCTACCTCTAGTGCCGCTTTCCAAGTCAGGACAGCAGCAAATAAAACGATAGCATTTACAGATGCTATAAGCGAAACAGGAAATGTGATTACACTGCAGGGTGTAAATGACGATGGTACCTCAATGGTTGGCATTGGCCTTGCGGGTAGCAGCATCGTATTGGAGAGAGGCCCAGTTACAATAAATGATAATAGTGGAGATTTCGATTTTCGGGTTGAAACAAATGCTAGATCTAATGGCTTTGTAATCGACGCAAGCACTGATAATGCTGGCTTCATGGTTGCTCCTGTAACCGATAGTTTGTCTTCTTTTAATGCGGTGCAGTTCGGTCAATCAGGTCTGATTCAATCTAGACAAGCTGCTGTGTCTATGACGGTAGCTGATAATGTATATAGAGCAAGTTCTGGAAGCACTGGATACAAGGCTGTCGTAACTGGTGCATCTTCCATGATTTCTCAAAGTTCGGGCCAAATAGACTTCTACACTAACGCAAGTGCGAGTGCTGGTGCGGATGTCACGTTAGGCAAAATGATGACCATTTTTTCTAATGAAGTTCGCTTCAACGATGATGGTGCAGATAATGACTTCCGAATAGAGTCAACTGGATTCGCTAATCAATTTGTGGTGGACGCTGGAGATAACGCTATAGGAATTGGTCGTAATCCTAGTTCTATGGTGCTTGATCTTGAATCTGCTTCCAGCGGAACGCTCAACGCTTTTAGAATCCGTAACTCAAGCACAGCAGCGGCAGCGGCAGTTAAACAACATTTTTCTCTGAACAGGTCAGGTAGTGCTATTGATTTTGAATGTGCAAGTATAGTTGTCGGAAAAGAACAAGAATGGACAACAACTGCGTCCACTGTAGATGGCTTTATGGCTTTCCACACTATTCTAAATGAAACCGCCGCTGAAAAAATGCGTATTACTAGCGACGGACTCATTGGCATTGGTACTACTTCCCCGACGAATGTTCTTGATACCGCATTCACAGCATCTGCACATACATCTGGGATCTCTGCAACTAACCTACAAACTGGAGGGTTTGGCTCAACTTTAGCATTCAACTCTACTAGATCTGATGATTCTAGTATAAAAACTGCTGCAAGAATTAGAACAGAGGGACATGAAAACTGGAGTTCGGATAATACCTGTTCTAGTAATTTAATTTTTGAAACAAGAAAAGATAACACACTAGCCGAAAGAATGAGGCTCGTTACGGATGGAAAATTCGGCGTGGGCACTACGACCCCACAGACTCGTATCCATGCGATGACAAACAGCTCTACGCAAATTAGATGTAGTGGGGAGTCTAATAACAATAGAGCCGTTGCGATTGAATATGATGCCAGTGATGGCCCATTAGTAAGAGCTTTTAGCAGTGGAATAACAACTCTGAAATTCTTCGTCGATAATACGAGCTTGGCGGGAAAGTTCGACTCAAACGGTGACTTTTACTCCAACGATGGAACGGTTCACAGCCTGTCAGATGTAAGAATAAAAACTGACATCAATGACCTAGAAGATGGCTTAGACATTGTTAAGCAACTCAAGCCGAAGACATTTAAATACACTGAAGACGCTGAGTTTTTTACAGAAGCTAAAAAAGACGAGATTAGTTACGGGTTTGTGGCTAACGAAGTGGAAAAGGTTGCTCCACAATATACAGACATAGGCAAAGGAAAAATTGGCGGTGTAGAGGTGGATGACTTAAAAAGTTTATCCACAACGAAGATGATCCCGATGCTCGTAAAAGCGATCCAAGAACAACAAGAAATAATCGAAACACTTCAAACAAAAGTGGCTGCACTAGAAGGGGGTAGTTAAAAATGGCAATCACATGGGAAGTGAGTCAATTAGATAGACAATTAAAATACGGCGATAAAGATGATGTCGTTACAACCGTACATTGGCAAGTAACCGATTCTGAGGTTGATGGAAAGAATACCTACAGTGGTTCCGCTTATGGTTCTGTCGGCTTGGCTGCGCCAGGTGATTCATTTACGCCTTATGCCGACATCACAGAAGAGCAAGCGATAGGTTGGGCCAAAGCTGCGCTTGGTGACGATCAGGTTGCAGACGCTGAGAAGTCGGTTGAAAATCAGATAGATCAACAAAAGAATCCAACGACAGGTGAAGGAGTACCTTGGTAATGGCAATAACAACAACTTGGAAAATCAACAACATGACTCATGTTGATGCGGATGGCGGTGTTATCATCGTGTACTGGCAACTTTTAGCGGCTAGTGATGCTGGTGGAGGTGAAACAGCTACCGAGGGCGGTAAGCAGCGTTTTGAGTACGATGCGTCAAGCAGTGACTTTATTAAGTACGACGATCTAAAAGAGAGCGATGTTTTAGGTTGGGTCTATGATGCCAACAAAGGGCCAGGTTCTGGTGGGCCAGCAGATGAGACAGCGAGTCAATACAAAGCTAGAATAGAATCTGAACGAACAGCCAAAGTTCAAGCACAAATTGATCGGGCTGCTTCACAATCAGAAGGAGTGCCTTGGTAATGGAAGAGCAAAAAGAAGCAACAGTTGTTTTTAACGATAAGAAGATCCCAATGTCACAGTTGAGTTTTCAAACCCAGCGAAACATGCAAAGGCTAAGTCAGTTGCAGAATCTCATTCCTAATCTGCAAGAGCAGCTATCAGAGGCGCAAGTGTTGCTCAAAGACTACAGCTCTAAGGTAAACGCCGCATTAGAAGAGGTGGCATCGAGACAAAATGATGAAGTGGTGGAAACTTCTGAAGGTAAGCCTTGGGAAGAAGAGGCGACTCACTGATAGTCGGAGCAGTAATAGCTGTTCTGGTAGTGATGCCTTACTTGGCGTTGGCCTGGATGTGGTAGGAGAAAAATATGATGGATCTGATGGAGATACTCACACTTGCTACTACGGTAGTCACGGTTGCATCTGCGGTATGTGCGGCTACCCCTACCCCAAAAGACGATCAATTTATGGGGCGATACGTCTATCCATTCCTAGAGGCTTTAGCTCTTAATGTTGGCAAAGCTAAACAAGCTGCTCCTAAAGAAGAAATTTTAGATGGATGATGGGAAGAAAGCTCTGCAAGAAATAAACACTCATGAAAGAGAGTGTGCTTTGAGATATCAGCGTATCGAAGAAAGATTAGCAGATGGATCCAGGCGTTTTGACAGACTAGAAAGAATGTTATGGGGCGTTATTGTTTTAATAATAGGGAGCCTTTTGGTTCCTCAATTTTTAGGGGTTTAGTATGAGTGATGCAAACACTATAAAAGTTCCGACATGGGCTTTGCCCATAGCAGCTGCAGCTTTATCTGGAGCTATCGCATGGGGATCTATGCAAGCAAGAGCAGAGGCTACAGATGCAGAGGTTCAAAGGATTGAGCAAGCTGTAAAAAAGACAGCGGAACAGGCAGTAGCCAACGGCCAACTGTCAGCGGTCAACCAGACGCAGATCAAGGCAGTGGTGGACAGTCTGAGTCAGCAGCAGGAAACTCTGAAGGCGACGGACGAGAAGCTGGCTCAGTTGATCCAGATAATGCTACAGAAGCAGTAAGACTAGATTACGATCCCGAAAACCCTAATCTGTTCTGTGACCTAAGAGAGTGGAATAAACTCAAGCTCGTAAACCCACCGGCAAAACGTCACGAGGTCGCAAAGGATTGGTTGAAGTTCAACTACCGACAGTGTGGTTATGGGGCAATGATTTACGTGAGAAACTCTATGCCAAGAGTGTTAGGGACGGCGCATCAAGTTGATGTAGATGTGCTGACATGGGAACTAGTTGCTCCGCAAGCTGAAAGAACTCAAGCACTGAAGAAGAAACGAAGACTATGACGCTGATGATATTTGTTTTAGTTCTTTTGACACCAGGAGGTAGGCCAACAGGCACTGAACTATACTTCCAAGAATTAACAAGTTGCCTAGAATATCGAGATGCTCTTGTTCATCAAAGCGTCCATACTCACAACTGGTTACGCAGTAAGACCAACAAGTTTGATGGGTATTGCGAGGTAAGATTAATTCCTTCGGCAGAAGCTGGAAAAGGTAAGTATATATTTAGAGATCCTGTCAGGAAGAAAGAAGATGAGTGAAATACCACCGTTCCCAAACAGTGTGAACGCTGTGCAGCCTGCGCCCAAGCATCACATACAAAAGATTGATATGGAGCGGATGCAAGGCAAAGAAATAAATGCCAAGCAGGAAGTTATTACCACCATATACGATTCCAAGGTGTATACCTACAAAGGGGGTCAACTAAGCTATACAACCCCTAAAGTTACTGGTCAGCACATTCTGGTAACAGTATGACTCCTAAAAAGCTAGAACCTAAATCCCGTTACGCAGAATATGACGCAGATGGTGATGGGGTAGTAAGTGATCAAGAAATATCGCGTCATCAGGAGATGTTACAACTTGAACTTCAAGAAGAAAAAGCAGACTCGCAAAGAAGAATGGCCTGGGTTGCTATTGGGAGTATGTGCGTTTTCGCTGTTTTGCCTGTTATTCCTTTTGTCCCATCTGATCGACTTGATACGTTAGCAAGCATTAGCGATATGTTGTTTCTTAGCCAAGCCTCCATCGTTGGACTATACTTTGGAGCAACAGCATACATGGCGAAAAAATGAGTATTCTTGGATCTTTGATAGAACCCGCAACAAAGCTTCTCGATAAAGTTATTGAGGACAAAGATCAGAAAAATGCGCTGGCCCATGAGATTGCCACTATGGCCGAAAAACATGCCGTCGAATTAGCCAAGGGCCAGATCGAAATCAACAAGCTTGACGCAAAAGGAAACTGGTTCCAGTCCAGTTGGAGGCCTTTAGCTGGATATACTTGCGTCCTGGGGCTGATGGTTAATTTTCTTATAGCTCCCATTGCAGCAGGCTTTGGAGTAATTATTCCTCAAGCTGATGCTGGCACTATGATGCCTCTGTTGCTTGGCATGCTAGGTCTGGGCGGTGCTCGTTCATTCGAGCGTGTTAAAGGCGTAGGCAAATAATATGACAAAACTAATTGATATGTTAAAGCTGCATGAAGGTGTGCGAACCCATGCCTATCAATGCAGCGCAGACAAATGGACAATTGGCGTGGGCCGGAACATTGATGAAGATGGTGGGCTTGGTCTTACTGAAGAAGAGATTAATGTTTTATTAATTAACGATATAAAAAGAGTTCAAGATGAATTGGGCGCTAGTTATTTTTGGTTTAGAGAATTAGATGAGGTTAGGAGGGATGCAATGACTGATATCTGTTTTAACCTTGGATTATCTCGTTTGAGAGGTTTTGTAAAAGCAATTACTGCCATGTCTAGAAAACAATGGGATATTGCTGCAGATGAATTTATGGACAGTCGCTGGAGCAAGCAAGTTGGGCAACGTGCTATAACAATCACTGAAATGATAAGAACCGGAGAATATCAATGAGCCTGTATCCTGGTGATCTTTCTTCTCAAATAAGAGCAGCTGAATCTGGCCTTGAGCCTTATCCTGGCGGCTTTGGCGGTAACTTCGGTAGCGGATTCGGAGGTGGCTTTGGTGGTGGTTTCCAGCCTATGCCTTCTCCAGGTAAAGGAAGACCATCTCCTCCACCAATGCAATCTCCAGGTAAAGGCAGGCCTCAGCCATCTTTTGGTTATGGTCAGACCACCTTTAATCCATACGGATTTAACAGAGGGTTTGGCGGTGGTTTTGGTGGTGGTTTTGGCGGAGGATTCGGTGGTGGATTCTCACCTGGATATGGTGGAATGTTTGGTGGATTTGGAGTGCCTCAGCCTAGACCAATGCCAGCACCTGGAAGAAAAGGAGGAGGCAGTCCTTCAAAAGGAGGAAGACCAAGACCAACCCCAAGGCAAGATTTAGACATATCAAATAGGCCTCCCCCGTTTGAGGTTCCAGGTGGTGGGCGGTTTGATGAGTTTGCTCCTTATGACGAGCCAATGCCATTTAATCCTGAGCCAGCTACGCCGAGTCCTAATGTTGCGGATCAAGGATTGTTGGATGCATTTGCAGCAAACCCAGCAAGTAAGCAATTTGGCTTGACGGCAACTTACGATCCAACAACCAATGAATATGTGACAGATCTGTCAGGAGCTGGTTTTGCTGGTCAAACCAAGAGACAGACCCCAGCAGAGTTTGCTGCAGGGCTTGGTATGACTGGTCAACCAGCAGAACCAGTAGGTTTTTCGGCGCAGCCTGGGCCTATGGGTGGGAATGTTACTGATCAGCTTGAGGCGCTTGGATTTGAAAGAGAAATGAGGGTTGGTAGAGATGGTACTGGTATGCCCATAATGATACCGACTGGGAATATTGTGCCGATGACAAGTGCAGCAGATCTTAATCGAGCTCAACAAGCTGCAGCTGCAGCTGCAATAAACTCTCCTTTCGGCGCTCCATTACAAAGACCAGTCAATAGAGGGGCAATGATGGGTGGTGTTGCTGGTATGCCTGGAGGTAAGGCCAGGGGCGGAAGAACAAGGCTTTACTAAATGCCGCTAAGTAAGATTAGTTTTGCTCCAGGGGTTAACAAAGAAGGCACAGAGTATACAGCTGATGCTGGATGGTTTGACTCTGACAAGATTAGATTTAGAAAGGGCAGGCCAGAAAAAATAGGAGGCTGGAGGAAATACAACCAAGCCGCTTTTGTTGGTATATGTAGATCTATACACGACTGGTCATCGCTTGAATCAATTAAGTACTTGGGTGTCGGAACAAACCTAAAGTTTTATATTGCCGAGGGCAGTGGATATAACGATGTCACCCCGATCAGATCTACAACATCTGCAGGCGATGTTACCTTCTCTGCTTCAAACGGATCGAGCACAATAACAGTTACAGATACTTCTCATGGGGCTGTCGTAAATGACTTTGTCACATTTAGCGGAGCAGCCACGCTGGGAGGGAATGTTACTGCAGCTGTATTAAATCAAGAGTATCAAATAGCAAGCGTGCCAACGACCAATACCTTTACGATAGAGGCCAAAGATACGAGCGGCAGCACAGTAACAGCAAACAGCTCAGATACAGGAAATGGTGGATCCTCTGTTGTCGGAACATATCAGATAAACACAGGGCTAAATGCTTTTGTACAAGGGACTGGATGGGGTGCTGGATCCTGGGGCTTTGGTACTTTTGGAAGCTCTAGCTCTGTAGCTGCATCAGGTCAATTGAGATTGTTTAGCCAGGATAATTTTGGTGAGGATCTTATATTTAATATCCGAGGTGGCGGGATATTTTACTGGGACGAATCTGGAGGCACTGGAGCAAGAGCTGTTAATATCACCACTCTTACCGGATCAAATCAACCAACCGTTGCTTTACAGGTTTTAGTTTCTGATGAAGACCGACATGTGATTGCCTTTGGGTCTAATCCGATAGGATCCTCTGATATAGACCCTTTGTTGGTTAGATTTTCAGATCAAGAGAATGCTGGAGACTGGACTCCAACAGCAACCAACAGCGCTGGTGGTGTCCGTATAAACTCAGGATCTCAGATAATCGGGGCAGTCCAAACAAGACAAGAGATACTTATCTGGACAGACGCAAGCTTACATTCGATGAGATTTGTTGGTGCTCCGTTTATATTTAACTTCAGCACGTTGAGTACCGATGTATCAATGATATCTCCTAACGCAGCTGTAAACGCCAGGGGCGTTGTTTACTTCATGGATAGGGGTAACTTCTATGTTTACAACGGATCTGTACAGCCGCTTCCCTGTTCCGTTAAAGACTTTGTTTTTTCTAATTTAAATAAAGATCAGTCGTTCAAGGTCTTTGCAGCAGAAAACAATGATTACAATGAAGTAATATGGTTTTACCCTATTGGAGAGGGGAATACAGAGATAACCAATTATGTATCTTACAACTATGAAGAAGGTTTGTGGGCAGTCGGAACATTAGGCAGAGGGGCGTGGATAGCTGGAGCAACTAGACAGTATCCCATTGCATCCACTGCAATTGATGGTGGTGATAACTTCTTGTTTGAGCATGAAGTTGGTTTTGATGATGATGGCTCAGCAATGACTGCTTTTATAGAATCTGGAGATCTAGAGATAGGTGAGGGCGAACACTATATGTTTGTGAACAAAATAATACCTGACTTTACTTTTACCGGAAATCAAACTGAAGCGTCTGCAAATATAATTATGAAGGGTAGCGATTTTCCGTTGGAGACTCCGACTACGTTATCTAGTTCTACTGTGACACCATCGACTAAACAGTCATTTATAAGAAATAGATCCAGGCATTCTGTGGTTAGGATAGAAAGCGATGGGTCTGGCTATAAATGGAGATTGGGGGATCTAAGGTTTGATATGCGCCAGGATGGCAGAAGATAATGACAACGCAAAGAAACATACCGTTACCAATAGCGCCAGATGACTATCAGAAAGAAAACGAAGCTGTCACTAGAAGAACGATAGAGCTTGGCTTTCAGACAGTAGAAAACGATATTCAGTTGGCAAAAACCCAGGGAGATAAAAACGGATCTCTTGCTATGCGTCGATTTCAGTTCTTGTTGATGGGCGCATCGTGACAGATGTTATAAAGGTTCTGGGTCAGGTTGATGTGTCAGCAACAACTACGACAGTTCTTTATACGGTTCCTGATTTAAATCAAACAACAGTTAGTTCCTTGGTGATATGCAACAGAGGGGGATCGGGGATTACCTTCAGGGTTAGCATCCATGTCAACGGCGCTACAGCTGATGATAAACAGTTTATATTTTTTGATGAAGACCTAGCTGCGACAACAACTAGAACAGTTGTTATTGGTATGTGTCTATCGCAAGCAGACATAGTTAAGGTTTATGCAAGCGCAGCAAATGTGAGTTTTAATTTATTTGGAGTGGAGACAAGTTAATGATGTATCCGAATCAACAACCAGCACCAATGCAAAGGCAAGCTAATCAGATGGCCCGTCAAGGCCGTTATGGAGACAGCATGTTGGTTCACATGAATCCTGCAGAGGTGCAAGGCATTGCCGCACTTTCTCCAACAGGCCAGCTAACCAGGAACCCGATGACAGGTCAGCCAGAAGCTTTCTTACCTTTCTTGGCTCCCTTGATCGGTAGCATGGCTGGTAAAGCTTTCTTAGGCAAGACAGTTGGATCTGCTTTGGCTGGAGCTATAGGATCTGGACTAGCGACAACTGCAGTTACAGGAGACATTAAAAAAGGACTAATGTCAGGGATCACTGGGTTTGGTTTAGGAAAGGCGTTAGGCGCTGCGAGTGATGCGCTAAACCCTGAGATATCTGGAACTGCTAGCGCTCTTGGAGAAGCTCAAAAAACAGCTGCAGAAGCTAGTGCAGATCTAGCTAAAGCTGGAATAGCTGGTGGATCTCAACCTTTTACTCCAGCTCAGATAGGAGAATTCACTGCAGCAAAAACAGCTGCAGATGCAGCAACTCAAAATGTAACAGACCTGACTCAAAACCTTGCCGATCTAAGGGGAGAGCAAACAATAGCAGATAGTTTAACAGCTCCATTTAGGCGGCCAGGGGCTTTTGGAAAAGCCTTGATGGATCCCCTAACCCTGACAGCTATTGGCACAGGAGAGGGCCAGAGAGCCCAGATGGAGGCGGAAGAAAGCATCATGGATCGGAATCGTCGCTTTGAAGAAGAGCGACAAGCTGAGCTTGATCGTGCTTATGCAACAAGAGATGCTGCAATCGGACTGGCTCAAAGCAGATATCGTGCTGGAGGAATAACAAGCATAAATCCACAAAACTACCAAAGATCATTACAGGGTTTTGATAACTTAGTTAACGGAACAAATAATTATTTCAGGGGCGGTCAAGCTAAAAAGAATAAAGAAAAAGAAGCCGGATCCGATGTTATGAACGAAGCAATATCAGGCGCATTAGCTTCTGCTGCAATAAACTATGGAAACCCATCTATGCGGTTTGGCCCTGGAGGGATACCTTCTGGAACTTCTATGGTTCCTGGTGGGGCTGCTGCAGCTGCTAGGCAAGCTGCCTTAAGAGGCGGTGTAAAAAGCGCTGCTGAACTAGCTCAAGAATATGGGGCTGATTTTAGACCTGGCTTTGGTGGAGAGATAAATTATTTTAAAGACGCAAGGCCTAAAACAGAAGTTCCAGAAGGAGTTGCTGTAAATAACCCAGTTATTGGCAGCGGAGGTGTTGATGCAGCGCCGTTTGCTGGGTTTCCTAGCACAATGCCTTCTTTTAACATAACAAATCCAACCTTTAATATTGGTATGGAAGGGTTTGGCGGAGTAGAGCCGGAAGCATTAAGAGCGATGGCGGCCCCACAATCGACAGCTTCTCCCGATGTCGGAGCGCCAAACGTAATGCGTGACCCTGTTGCTATGGGTATTCCGGCTCCTCCGCCATCTCCAATGGCTCCGCCTATGCCAGATATGAAGCAATCTATACTAGATGATTTTATATCTGAAAGAGGAGAGCCGACTATGTCGGTAGGATCTAAACCTCCAGGTATAGGGGTGGTTCCCGATTCGGTATCAAGGCCTCCTGTTGTTAATTTACCGCCTCCACCACCGCCTGTGGTTAGACCACCTATGCCATCATCTCCTCCACCGCTAGCTCCTCTTCCTCCGCCACCAGTGGGCAGGCCTCCGATGCAGGAGCCTGGGTTGGATATGATGCCGCCACCACCGCCGCCGCCAGTTAGACCACCTCTACCTCCAGCGGCTGAGCCTTTAACGATTTCTAGACCGCCCCCTAGACCAAGGCCGATTTCTCCCCCTTTATTAGATGAAATTGATTCTGAACTAGGAAGATTGGACACAAGAAGAAGGCCTCGTTCTAGGATACCTGGTCTTCAAGAAGGCGGGGCAACTGATATGACGGACAGATCCATGAATCCAACTATGGAATCTAATGGACAGATGATTATTGAAAGGGCTGTACAAGCTATATCAGGAAGACTTTCTGAAGATGAAGCAGAGGCTGCAATAAATAGATTTATTGATGAGTTTGGATCTGAAACATTTGCAATGCTTAGGGACAGGGTTCTTAAGGATATAGTACCAGGAGCTCAGACAGAAGGCGAGATTACCGGCATCGGGGGAGGCATGGATGACATGATCCCTGGCATGATCGGTGAGCAGCAGCCAGTGGCAGTTAGCCCTGGAGAGTATATTGTTCCGGCAGATGTTGTTTCTGGGATCGGTGATGGAAGCACTGATGCTGGTGTAGATGAATTGAACGGTATGCTAGACAGAGTAAGAATGGAGCGTACCGGAACAACTATTCAACCTTCCCCAATGAGATCTGGAGGCATATTACCAGCATGAAGCCAAGCATAGAGTTAGCGTCAGTTAAACCCTTTAAGGATCTTATAAAAGAGCCAAGAGTTAGTGCTAAGTCGGAAAAAAGAGAATCAACTCACACGATTGCTTTGGTTCCTACTAATTATGTTTACACATTATGGCCTGATGTTAGAGATCACTTAGGCAAGGCTGTTGCTAGATCTAAAGGCAGATGGAATATGGAGATGTTGTTTGCATCCATATCACAAAACCAACAGCAGTTATGGGTTGCTTTTGATGAGGACAAAAACATCGACGGTGTAGGAACCACTGAGTTTGTAGATTACCCAAACAAAAGAATGTTAGCGGTTCAGTTTATGGGCGGAAGGAGATTTAACGACTGGGTTTGGGACATCATAGAAAAATTTGATTCATGGGCAAAAGATAATCATTGCTCTGGTATTGAAGCAACCGCTAGAAATGGATTCTGGAAATGGCTTGAACAAGATGGTTTCGAGCAATCATATACAGTATATGAAAAGAGGTTTGATTAATGGGCAAAGGAAGCAGTAAGGCTCCTAGTGGGCCACAAGAGGTAGTACAGACAACCAGTAACTTACCTGAATATGCCAAACCATATTTCGAGGAGTTGCTTGGTCGTACTATGTACGAGAGCACAACGCCATACGAAGCGTTCCCTGGTCAAAGACTTGCAGATTTTACCCCTTATGAGCAAATGGGCATGCAAGGCATGTACGACATGGCTATGGCTGGATCGCCAATACAGACAGGCATGGCATCAGACATTGCTGCTCAGATCGGTTATCAGCCAAGTAATATGGGAATGGAGATTGCCAGTAGATTCCAGCCGGAATCACTGCCAACTGACTTTGCTGCTGGTCAAAGGGATGTTGGATACACACCAACAGCATTCGATTCTGGATATACAGCTGGAGATTTAGGCCCTGGCTACACAGCAAGAGAGCTTACATCTAATCTTACGCCAGTTGATTTTGATGCTGGATACACAGCAAGAGCCGATCAGACATTTGATCCTTTAGGCACAGATATAGCATCCAGGTTTACAACAGAGAGAGCTGCATCGACTTATGTTCCTGGTGATATATCACAAGGTTACCAGGCCGGAACTTTTACTCCAGATTATCAAGCAACTACATTTGATCCAGGCTATGAGGCAGCTGTCAGGGACTCTGGGTTTAGGATGGATGACCTCGTTAGTGGTTATACAGCCACTGACTTTGACCCTGGATATCAAGCTGGGACACTAGATCAAGGCTATCGAGGTAGGGACATTGCTTCTGAGTATCAAGCAGGCACTTTTGATCCTGGCTATGTTGCTAGAGAGTTAGGTCAGGATTACACGGCTAGAGACTTAGAGTCAGAATACACTGGGGATCTTGGAGCTCTTCCCACATTTGAAGCTGGGACTATAGCTGATGCAGAAACTCTAGAAAAATATATGAATCCATATCAGCAGTTGGTGACTGATATAGAGAAAAGAGAAGCAGAAAGAGCTTCAGATATACAAGCAGCTGAGATATCTCAACAAGCAGCTCAAGCAGGGGGTTTGGGTGGATATCGAGAAGCTATATTACAGGCAGAAAGAGAAAGAAACCTGGGGCAGCAGCTTGCAGATATCCAGGCTAGAGGCGGTCAGGCTGCTTATGAGAGCGCATTAAAGACATTTGAGGCTGATAGAGCTGCAAGGTTGCAAGAAGCTGAGATCGGTCTTACAAGCGCTCAAGCTCAAGATCAAGCAAAACAAGAAGCAGAAAGACTTAAGCAGTCTGCATTCCAGACTACAGAGCAGGCAAGGCAGCAACAGCAAAGGATGGCAATTGAATCCTTTGAGGTTGGAGAAAGAGCGAAGCAACAAGCCGCTGAGTTAGGGTTGACAGCTAGTCAGCAAGAAGAAGCGGCAAGACAAGCTCAAGAGAAATACAGGTTGCAAGCTATAGAGCAATCAGAAGCAACCAGGCAAGCAGAGCAACAGTTTACCACGCAGGCTTTTGAGGCTGGTCAAAGAGCTCAGCAAGAAGCCGCAAGGTTAGGATTGTCTGCCCAAGAGCAGGCCGATGCATCCAGAAGGGCTGAAGAACAGTTCCGACAAAGCGCATATGAGTCATCTGTGCAATCAAGATCTCTAACAGAGCAGTTTGCCCAAGGTGCATTTGAGTTTGGCGAACAAGCCAAACAGAGAGCAGCAGAGCTAGGATTAAATGCTCAGCAGCAAACAGAAGCTGCAAGGCAAGCAGAACAGACGTTTAAACAATCTGCTTTTGAAATCAATGAAGCAAACAAAAGAGCACAGCAAGAGCTAGAAAACGCTGTCGTTCAGATCAGAGAGAATGCTTTACAAGAAGCAGCTCGATTAAATCTGTCGGCAACACAGCAAAACAATGCAGCAAATCAAGCTGAAGAAGAGTTTAGACAATCTGCTGAAGCTCAAAACATCAAACGTAGAGCCCAGGAAGCGCAGTTAGAACAGTCTGCTTTCCAGTTTGGAGAGCAAGCAAGACAAACTGCTGCAGAGCTGGGACTAAGCGAACAGCAAGCACAACAAAGAGCTAACGAAGCTGCAGAGCAATTTAGGCAGTCAGCATTTGAAACAACTGAAAGAGCCAGACAGCAAGAAGATCAACTCAAGAATCAGGCATTTGAGATAGGTGAAAGAGCTAAACAAGAAGCTGCTAGGCTTGGATTAAACGCACAGCAGCAAGAGGATGCTTCCAGAAGAGCCGCTGAAGAGTTCAGACAAAGCCAGTTCTCAGAGAATGAAAGGCTTAGGTTGTCTGCACAGCAAGAAAACAGGGCTGCTCAAGAGTTTAATATTAGATCTGCAGAAACTGCAGCTAGGTTGGGTCTGGCTGGTCTGGGTGCTGACCAGGCTACTAGGGCTCAACAGTTAGATGCAGCTAGATTGCTTGGCACTTTGGGCGGTCAAGAACAAGACATGGCATTCGAGAGATTGCGAAACTTGCAGGCAGCTGGTCAGATACAAAGAGAGCTGCAGCAAAGAGGATTAGATATTGGATATCAGGATTTCTTAAGACAACAGGCGTTCCCGAAAGAGCAGCTTAGTTACTTTAGTAACATATTAAGAGGTTTGCCAATATCGCCTGGATCTACGCAAGCATCCTACGGTGCTGCAACAAGTCCTTATCAACAAGCTTTAGGGGCTGGAATCGGTGGCGTTGGACTTTATAGAGCATTAGCTGGCGGTACTTAATGAATATATTTGAGCAAGAAGACATTATAAAGGGGCTGCCTGATCAAGCTTTGATGAAAGAGGCACAGATGCCGAGTGGTCGATTACCTCAATATCTTGTGGTATCTGAGATCCAAAGAAGAGCAGACATGAGGAAGCGTTTTGCTGGACAGCAACAACAAGCTCCAGCCGGAACAATAAAGGATCAGGTTATCTCTGGAGGGATCGCTGAGGTTCAGCCAATGCCAAAAGCCATGCAGATGGGAATGCAAGGTATGCAGCAGGGTATGCAGCAAGGCATGGCTCCCAGACCTCCTATGGCTGCTCCCCCAGCTATGCCGCAACAAGCTCAACTACCTCCGCCTCCTCCGCAAGCTATGGCCCCTCAAGGGCCAATGCCAGGTGCAGTTAGAATGTTTGACGGGGAAGACGTTCCTAATAATCTTGATGATCAAATAGCGGCATTGCAAAGAATGGGTGTATCTATGGACGATATACAAGCTTATCTTGCCGATCCAAGCTCAATACCTGGGGTTGGGGATCCATCTTTGAGGATAGGTGAAAGCCGAGCTCCTACTTTAGTTGACACCAGCTATGGAACAGGAGCTCTCTTAGCTGGAGAGATACAAAATAGAATGGATGCCCAGAGTATCCCTGCAAACATGCCTATGGAGGATAGGGGTGGGCCACTTGATCTGAATCTTATGGCTGATCAGAGTCAGCAAAACCAGAACAGAGAACAACTCATAAACATGGCTGGGCCAAAACAAGAAAATGTGGAATTGATCCCTGGTCAAGTTAGTGATGCGTCATCTCAAGCACAAGCTTCTCAAATAATTGTTCCGCCTCCAGGCCCTGATGGTGAAGATAACAGACCTAGTTACGCAAGACTGGATGATCCAGAGCAAGATGCAGAGCTTAGGAAAATTTTAGAGTCTGGCAGAACAGCGGTTGTAAATGGAGTTGAGATTCGTCTTGCAAGGCCTGCTGATAACATCCCTGGAACATTTGGTATGACTAATGAAAGCATCATGGCAGAGCAAAGGGAGATGGCAGAAAGAAGGGCTGAGATAGAAAGAGAAGAGGCAAGAAGAAATATTCCGATATCAAGTGAATTGATGATTAATGAAATACTTGATAGCAGTGATAGCGGTTTAACTGAAGAAGAGATGCGAATGGAGGCTCCAGAGGACGCAATCATAAAGGAGCAAACCCTGAATAGAGAGCAGCTTATAAGGATGGCTGCTGAGCCACAAGAAGAGTATCCCAATGCAATCCAAACTGATGCTAGTAAGGTTAATCTTGAGTCAGCAACAACGCCATCTGAAGAGTTAATTACCTACGGACTGGGCGTTTCAGACAATGTGACAAGGGGTTTGGGGGAGATTTCTGATGAGTTTAAAGTAGCCCCTGATGTTGATGTCCCTGGTCTAAGCCAACAGACTAGAGATCTACTCAGGGATCCTTACGAATCCCTAAGAGGCCCTTTAGACGATCTAGAGCAGATTAAGACAGATTATCTTGAGAGCGGCAGACAGGCGCAAGAAAAAAGAGAGAGCCTTGCTGAACTTATAAGAGGTCAAAAAATACCAGAACTTTCTTACTCAGAGCTTATAGCTCAATCAGATCAAAGGATGAAGGAGAGATCCGGCAAGCTTCGAGAAGAGGGCATTAATCAAGCCCTCATTGCCTTTGGTGCAAAGATCGCAGAAGGTAAGATAGGAGAGGGTTTAAGTGACGCAGGCAAGGCTGTAGCGGCTTCTAACGCTCAAAGAAGAGCTCTTGAGGTACAGCAAGAAGCCACGAGGATGGGCCTTAATAAAGCAGAGATACAAGCTAAGTTTAACGCCGAGCTACGCAAGCAAGAAAATAACATCAAGGCTATGGAAGTTGAGATCCAAGGCCTAGAGAAGCTGGGTGTTGATGAATTTACTGCAAACAAGTTTATTGCTGATAAAGAAATAATTGTTGAAAAAGCAATTGCAACGTTAATTGCTAGTGCAGAACTACAAGAAGCTAAAGCTCTTAAGCAAGACGAAAAGGAAGAAGGCTTGATGAGAAGGGCTGTTCTTGAAGCTGTTGAAGAGTTAATTGAGTCGATTCCTTCCACGACTAAGATTACTATGCAGAACAAAGATCCAGATGCTATATACAAGCTCTATCAGAAATACATAAATGATCTGTCTCAACAGTTTTCAGTTGAGGTAGGTCAAAGCGATATAACATCCTCTGCAACTTCTGGAGGATCTAAGTTTAAGGTAACAGAAAAAAGCCAGAATATGCCTCAAAAGGACAGGTAAGATATGCCGACATATGAGGTTCAAGACGAGTTTGGAAATTCGTTAACACTTGAAGGCGACAGGCCACCAACTGAAGAAGAGCTCGAAGAGTTATTTGCGGAAAACTTTCCTTCCGGCATTGAAGCTGTAAAAACACCAGAAGAATTATCCCCCCAAGAAATAGCTGCCCAGCTAGTTGATACAAATGAAAGGCTGCTTGCGGAACAACAAGCAGACGAAGACATGTATGGTGATCAGAGGACTATCCTGGGAAGCTCCTACGAGTTCTTTAAAGCCATACCCAGGGGCTTTGGTACATCCACATTAAGCTCTGGAGAAGGCATAGGAGAGCTGTCTGACGCTGTTACAAACCTATCTGGGTATGAGGATCTAATTGATGACGGCGATTCTAATGCGTTGATTGCTGCATCAAGAGAAGGCAGAAAGATATTAGAAAACAATCTGGGTGCAGACGAAGTATATAGAAATGCTTGGTCAACAAAGCTTGGTGAGGGTATAGGATCTTTTCTTTCTTTTCTTGGCCCAGCAGGGCTTGCGAAAATTGCTGGATTAACAGGCAAGGCAGCTAAGTATGTAGGCGGATTGGGTACAGGAACGTTTGCCCTTGGCACTGGTTCCGGTGAACAAGCACAAAGGATCCAGGCTGCTCGTGACTCTGGTATCGATGTATCAGAAAAACAAGAAGATGCTGCAATATTAGCCAGCTCTTTTGTTGGCTTATCAGAGCTTTTGCCTATATCTAAATTTCTTAAATCAATTAGAAAGATAGATGACAATCAGTACGTCGAGGGCATAAAGAAACAATTAGAATCGGCTCTTCTTACCGGAACAACAGAAGGTGTTCAGGAGGTAGTTGCAAAACTTTCTCAGGACGCTATTGAGAGAGGGATATACAACGAGAATCTGCCAGACACAGAAACTTTATACTCAGAAGTTGTTGGTCTAGGAGATGACTTCACCATTGGCGCAACTATAGGATTTGGTGCTGATCTGGTATTAAACGCTGTTGCTGGAAGAGCGCAGAAGGCCAGAAGAGAAGCCCAGCTTGAGCATGAAGCTCAAGAAAGAAAACGTCATCAAGATAACGTAGCACTAGCAGAAATGGATCTTGCCTTAATAGAAAGAGGCAGAGCAGATCCTTCATCAATTGTTCAAGATATCAACCCAGAGTTGATAGAACAGCCAGCATCTTTAATCCCACCGACAGCAACATTAGCTGAAGCTCAAGCTTTATCTGATATGTATCCATACGCCCACCAAATAGCCAGGATTGAGGGGGCTAACTTTCCTTTTATAAGAAACAAATTTTCTGCAGAAAGTGATGGAGATAAGTTTGCTGTCTTAGATAGTGATGGCAATAGGCATGGAAGATTGTTGGATTCCCTGGAACAAGCCAATGCTTTAGCTGGCAATCTTAACGACATTGTTATATCTAAAAACATAACTAAAGGCGTATTGGATCGGCTGGAGTCAAGCCCAGAAGCTTATGACAGGCAACAAACAAAAGATCTTCTTAATTACGGCCTTAAGTTAAACAATCCTGACGCTAATAGAGTGACAAAAGATGCTCTCAACCAAGCTGCAGAAACTACAGTTGAAGATGGTTACGAGACAGAAGGATATTCTGTCCAACAGCTGATAGACAACAATGTTTCTCCCAGGAAATACACAGCATCTCAAAAGATAAATGCAAAGAGACTAAAACAAGGACTACCAGAAGAATCTGATCACAGCCTTGAAGACGTAAAGTCTGTTATAGAGCCAAAGTTTTTTGATCAACTACCAACCAAAGTAGATCGTAAAGTTACTACAGCTCAGATATTTAGGCTCTTAAAAGATAAAAACATTACATCAGAAGCTGGATCTCCAGAGCTAAGATACCTTTATCAAAAGTTTGCTGGCATCAAGGAGGACAGTCCCAGGAGGCTTAGCGATTACACCAAGGGTGAGATGAATCTTATCTTTGAAAAGCTTGATGCCTTACCCGCCTTTTCAAAACCCACCAAGTTACCAAACTTCAGACTGCCTGATTACACAGGCCAGCAGTTTTCTAAAGCAGTATCTATTCTCAAGAAAGATCCAGAGATCGGGCCGCAAGAGTTAGCTAACTCTTTAGGTATAGATATATCAAAGAAAAAAGGATTTAGAACTCTAGCGGATCTTAAGGCTGACATAGCTAATCAAGGAGCTGTTACACAAAAATCTGAAGTACCCCTGGTTGAAACCGTTGTTGACAGGGATCCTGATCAGACAGTTGATGACTCTTTGCTGAATGATTTGAGCTCTAAGCTATCAAAACAAATGAAAGCATATGGGCTAGAGGATGTGGGCGTAAATGTTGATGCTGCATTAAGAACGGTTGCCAGAGATGCTGGTGGTAATTTTGTATACGGAATAAAAGCTGTTCCGGTAAAGAAAGATTTAGACGAGCAAGACTTAGATCTATACGGAGCGGGAAACAATTTTGCGTTTATTAAGACAGGAGATCTGAGTTCTGACGCTCAAGGTTTTTATTCTCCTAACATAGGGCAAATATTCTTGGGCTTGGATAGAGTCAAGGCAAACAATCCAAACGCAACCCCAGAACAAGCTGCAAACGAAATGATAGAAACGATGGATCACGAGATCGTTCATGCTATGCGCCAGCTTGATGTCTTTAAAAGAAAAGAATGGGAAGTGCTTTCAAAGCAGGCTAAGAAAAAAATCAAGCCAGATGATGGTAAGAGTTATATCAGATGGGCGAATGAGGCTTATGCAGATCAAAACTTAAGGCAGCCTGAGTTGGTTGAAGAAGCTGTTGCTGAGATGATCAAAGACGGTCTGAAAGATAACAGACTACTAAGCGGCAAGCCTAAGTCGTTAGCCTCTAGAACAAAAGAATTCTTTGTTAGGTTGGGCAATGCTCTTGATGGATCTGGCTTTACATCGTTTAACGATATCGTTCAGAAGATAGAATCAGGAGAGATAGGAAGAAGAGAGCGTGATGTTGTAAGAACTCCTTACAGACTAGAAAAGCTTGGGCTATCGAAGGTTGGTGAGTTTGATGTATTTAAACAGCCAGCCAGGACTGAGAGGCTAGAAGATTTTCCAGATGATCTAAAGCCAGTGTTTGTTGATCCAGATGAAACGCCTTTAGATGCTGTAGCTTTTGCAAAAAGAAAGTCATCCACTCCGATACAAAGCGCAATAAATATAGCAACTACCAAGTATGCTGATTATAACAGCGCTGTCGAAGAGGAGTTTTTTGGATCTTTCTGGCCCAAGGTAATGAAAGAAATCAAAGGAACGACATCGCCAGAGAAAGTTAGGACTGCAGCAAAAAGAGCAATCAGGGATATAGAGGCCTTTATAGCGGAAAACCCTAAGTATCGTGATTACTATGCACAGGATATGGCGGCAACCAGAGAGGCCTTGGAGAAAGATTTTGGAACCATATCCGATGACGATATGTTGTTTTATCAGCTTGCTAACGGACTAACATCCCCAGCAACTGTGCTTTCTGCAAACGTTGGCGACTCAATCAACATGCTTAGGCTATACAAATCTAGAGGCAATCTAGATGACATAGAGATGGGATTGAGCAAGAAAGGCAATCCGGTAATAACAAAATCACCATTTAAAGTTTCTGGCACAACAGCCCCAACAAAAGCCCGTAGCCTCAAGGTTATGGATTTCTTAATTAAGTCATTTAGCAATGAGGCTAATCCAGTAAAAAGCGCAGTGGATTATATGCGTGAGGGTGTTAGCCCAAGAGAGTTGCAAGAATTCAACAGGAAGATGGGATACAAAAGCAATATCCCTAACATGAAATCAATCCGATCCCTTGTAGAAAAGGCTACTGGGCAAGATGAAAAGATACCCAGGATGTTTATCTTCGGTAAGAAGATCGGCGCTTACACTCTTAACTTGACTGGCGACTCACGATACACGACAATCGACGTATGGGAATCTAGGTTTATTAGGAGCTACTTTGAGGGGCTCTTTGAAAATAACACTGGAGTTCCGGTAACAGTAGACGAAGACACTTTGTTTCAAGAGTTCTCCTCTTTGTTTAAGGAGGAGTTTGATAAGGTGTCTGGATTAGATGCTGACCCTGCATCACTGCAGGCAATGCGTTGGTTCTACATGATCGATGCAGCAAAGAAATCAGGATATAGAGGAGCTTCTACAAATGAAACGATCTCAGAAATCACCGACAGGTACATCACAAGGGATAGAGACAAGCGCGAAGATAGCAGGCGACAGAGCGATGAAGCGCCTGTTAGAGAAGTACAAAGGGAAGAACAGCTACAAGAAGAACTTACCCCCAGAGATCTAGGGATCATAGAGCCTAAGCCAAGCACTTTCACATCTAATGAACTAGATAGCATATCTGCAAAGAACGAAGAGGTAGCAGCAAAAGCTCCACCAACAGTTATCCCAAAGATAAATCTTAACTCTCCGCCGGAAGTTCAAGCTGTTGCAGCAGAGCCAGAGAAAGGTAGAAAGCTTGATGCCCTTGATCGTGATCTGTTCTCTAGAAAAAACAAACCCCAGTTACCACCGGAACAACAAGCAGAGTTGGATAAGCTTGTTGGAGACAAACCTGGAGTAGATAAAACCCCTGGAGAGGGCTACCTGGAAATAGTCGGTGGCGGCAAGCTGGGAGAGATGTTTGATAGAGTTAGAAAGCGCACTGCAAACAGATACGCAAGATTAGAAAGACTATATAAAAATTCATCTCTTGGATTAAAAGATCTTCTTGCAGACTCCAGTGCTATGGCTGCTGTGTTGCTTTCAGATCGAGCAAGTGCAATTACTTCATCTGCTTTGCGTTTTGGTGTTCCGGTATATGAAAACGGTGTAACTACCGTAGAGCCATTTGAATTCAAAGGCAAAAAGTATAAAGGCCTGATAGATGTAATGGCCCCGTTATACGATAACAAATACAAAGTAAACCTAGAGGACATTGCACAGGCTTATGCTGTTGCTAGGAGAGGAAAGAGACTTAACGCAGAGGGCAAAGCAGTCCCTGGCACAGAGGAATCTTTCCAAGAAATAAACAAGATAGCCCAGAAGTACATTAACCCAGAGACAGGCAACTCTATCATCGAAGAGTGGTATGCAGCATGGCAAGCGTATAACAAAAATACGGTTCAGTTTTTAAAGAACACTGGTGTTTTAGATAACGAAACCGCTGATCTATGGTTAGAGCAATCTGACTATGTGCCTTTTTACAGACAAGCTACAGAAGATGGGGCTGATCTAGGCAGCGATGTTCCGAGAGTGTTTTCTGGAATGACAGCTGCTGTCCAGTTCACAAAGCTCAAAGGTAGCGAAAGGGCTGTTGATGTTCCTTTGCAAGAGGCAATAGCCAGAAACTTAGCAACAGCTATCGAAATGGGCATGAAGAACGTTGCCCAACAAAGAATAGCAAGGGATCTCGTTAAGATAGGTCTAGCCAAAGAGGTTCCTTCAGGAGCTCCGAAGGGAGAACAACCGATAGTTGACCTTAGAGTTCAGGGTAAAAAAAGAAGTTTTATAGTAAATGATCCGCTACTTTACGAAACAATGTTACCAATGGGTGGTGGTTATGAACTTTTAGAAAACGTTCTTGGCGCTCCAGCTAGTTTTTTAAGAGAGATGGTCACCAGGGATCCTATCTTTGCTATAAGAAACATGATGAGAGATACCCTGGCAGCTTGGGTTACTACAGGGTCTAGCTTTACTCCTGTCCTGGGAACGGTAAAAGGATTGGCATCTGGAGTAAGACAGCTAGAAAGATTTGGTGTTATAGGTGGTTACGATTTTAAAAACGATCCAAAAGATATCGTTGCTTTTGTAAACAAAGAATCCAGGAAAAGAGGCATACCGACAGGAAGCAAGTTAGATAATCCAGTGTTTCATGCATTTTCTAGAATGTGGGATGGCCTGGGTTATTTGAGTACTTTATCTGATGCTGCGACTAGAAATGCTGTATATGAAGATGTGTTGGCTAGAACAGGAAATGAAGCAGAGGCAGCGTTCCAAGCCTTAGAAGTTATTAACTTTGCTAGGCGAGGAGATAGCCCAGTTATGAGGGTTTTAACTGCAGCTATACCATTTTTAAATGCAAGGATCCAAGGCTTGGATGTTTTAGCTAGGGCATACGCTGGATCTTATTCTGCGAGAAATCCTAAAGAGAGCAGGGGTAGTGTTGCTGCTAGTGCATTAGCAAGAAGTGCTATATTAACTGGATTAACTGGTCTTTATTATTTGTTGGTCAGCGATGATGATCAGTACAAAGATCAGTCTGAGTTTATAAAAGACAATAACTTTATTATACCAACAGCTGCAGGCGTACCAATACTGATACCGATCCCGTTTGAAATAGGCCTGTTATTTAAAACCATACCAGAAAGGATTCTTGACAAGACGGTTGGAGAGTCATCAACAAGAGATGTGGCACAAACTGTTGCAAGAGGCGTTACATCAACGTTAGAGATAAATCCTCTTGGAATACAGGCAGCTGCACCCGTAATAGAATCTTATTTAAACTATAGTTTCTTCACCGGAAGACCAATAGTTCCGTACTACATAGATCAGAATGTGATACCTATGCTTCAATCGAGACTTGACTCCAGCGTTATATCTCAAGCAGTGGCTGAGTTTTTGGATAAAGGTAACATCAAGGTTAGCCCGTTAAAGATAGATCACATACTGACCGGATATGGCGGTACTTTGGGAACGTATGTATTGGATGCAGTCGATGCGCTTTTGAGAAACGTTGTCTTACCCCAGGACAATACAACAGTCTTACCAAAGATGAAGCTAACAGAGTACCCGTTAATAAAAAGATTCTTTGCCAAAGAGTTTCCAGCTGGCCCTGCAGAAGATTTTTATGAAATCAAAAACAGGATAGATGAACTAGTAGGATCTCTAAATCAACTTAATAGACAAGGGAGAACAGACGAAGCTGTTGCCTTTATTGAATTGCATGGATCCATGCTAGGCATGAAAGATGCGGTTAATGAATTAGCAAAAGAGCTTTCTAATCTGAATAGACTTGAACGGGAAGTGCTAACGGCTGATATGACAGCAGAAGAAAAGAGAGATCTGCAAGATCAGATACGCAGCGCAAAGATGGTGATATTGAAATCAGAGGGAGCAAAATTCCTAAGACAAGAGGCCCAACTACCAACAATGGAAGTCAGGCCTCTCAACTAAGAGTGCCGCCTCCAGGCCAAACCCTGGCGGCATAGGGCGTGTCACGTTCTTGTAAGGGGAACGTATGGCCTGAATTATTTCCGGTTATCGACCCTGCCACCGGAGGGACAGTTCTTAGGTAGGCGGAGTATAGCCCCCTTGGCCTATTTCTGCCTTGGATCATCTCCAATGCAAAACCTTAAATACCATATTGCTTTCTTAATGTCCTCCTCTTCTTTGCCTTTATGCAAAGATCTCCACAAATACTTAAAAGCATTACACAAACAATAATACTTTACTGCCTTTTTACCAAACACCTGAACCATTGCGTCGATAGCTTCTATGTCGCCTATCAGGTAATGCTTTGGTTGATTGACGTTATCTTCCATCGTTCTCTTTTAGAACAGGAAACCACCTACAATCAAACACATAGCTAGACTTTGCATTCCCCTGGGTGTCTTCCGTTCTTTCTTTATACTGATGTTCTTTTGCGAATCCGCTTTTAATAAGGCGGTTGATCCTGGTCATATCAACCCATCTCACTGTTTTGTAAACAGACAAGCCACCATCATTCTCGTTTATATATTCTATCTCGATATCTAAAATGATGATCATGTTTGGATAGATATCGTTATATCTATCAACATCCTTTTTGTTTATCGAGATCGCATACTTTGGCTGTATGCCAAACAACTCTTGCGACTTTCTCCACGACGATCTAATAGTCTTAAGATCGGCTGGGAAAGATATCCGCATATCATGGGCGTACTTGTCCACATCCTTTGTTACGTTGGGTAACACATGGACTAAATGAAAATCTTGGCGCTCAAGGAAGTTGCCTTCCTCAAGCTCACCAAGATCGCACCAAGCCTGTTTGTCTTGGAGATCCATTCCCAGACTAGAAAGGGAAATCGTCTTCGTCAGACTCAGGCTCAGGCTGGGGAGGCGGTGGAGGGGCCGCCTCTTCCTCTTCTAAGGGCATCACCTCCAGGGTGATACCAATGTACTTCCCTTGCGGCCCTGCGTTGATCCAAGCAGCCATCCTAAGATCTATCTCATCAGCACCAGCCTTGAAGTGCTGCATGATATACTTAGCTTGGTTCTTAGTTATGGTCAGTGGCCCCCTGTAATAGGGAGCCTTCTCGTTAGATCTGTTCTTTTCAATGAACAGAGCACCGGAACTTTCCTCTTTTAAATCGTAATTAGGCACTTTTCTTCTCCTTAATATCTATTTTCCGATTCGTAAACAACACAATTAACTCTTCATAAAGATCTGGTAACTCGTTCTGAATCCAAGTGATCTGATCCTTATTCGCACTCCAAAACCCCTTAAGCTCTTTCTCTGTATCGTGAGCAATAATGGTTGCACCCATCGCCTTGACAAAAGATTTAGCTTTAGAAACCTGTTCCTCATAATCCTTGCCCTTTTTGACAGCTTTGTTCTTAGCTGGTGTTGGGGTTGGTTTAGCTTTTGGTTTAGGCTTCTCTTCCTCTGCCTGTTCTTTATCTTCTCTGGGCAGATCCTCGCCCTGATAAATGTAAAGACCAAGCCCATACAAAGACACACACTTCACAAAGCAGCGCATCTTTGCATCAGAGATCATCCTAGCATCAG